TTTGGCGATGATATAACGATGCTCGCAGGCAGTGTCGGCGTACTAGAAAACAACTGGGAAATGCTTGGTGAGACTGTCAATACAACCAAGGATTACTTTGGTTCAATGGATGTTGAGTTCGAGAAAATCAGCGCAACGTCTGCCAATAAAATGGTCCTGATCAAAAACAATATAGATGGAGTGGTGGCGAGTCTTGGCGATGCCTTTATACCTGCATTAAATGAATTGCTGCTAAAGATGACTCCTATGGTCGCAATTGTCGGCACATGGGTGTCTGCAAATCCTGAACTGATTCAGCAAATTACACTTATTGGCGGGTCATTAATTGGCACGGTTTTAGGCCTAAAGCTAGCAGTTGATGGATTTACGGCAGCAAAGACTACTGTTGACGGCCTGAAGCTAGCATACGCTGCATTAGGCACTACGATGGGCTTGACAGTACTAGGGCTTGGCATATTGCTTGCGACTGGGGCCTTAGTGTATCAAAACTGGGACGAAATAAAACGTGTCGTTAGTGAGAATCAACCTGCTTTCATTGCGCTAGGCGTAGCAGTAAGCGCGCTCACAGTGGCTTTGATTGCAGCAAATGCGCCATTGATACTATTGAAAGTACAGGCAGCCGCAGCAGCGGTGCAAGCAGGTGTGATGACTGTGGCAACCGCAAGTTGGTCAGTGGCGGCAGGTGTAGGCGCGGCAGCGACTTGGACTTTCAATGCTGCACTAGCTGTCTTAACCAGTCCAATACTTGCAGTTGTGGCAGCCATCGCCTTAATCGCGGCTGGTGGTTATCTAGTCGTTAAAAACTGGGCTGCTATCAGTGCCGGGCTTAACGCTGAGTTTAATAAGATAAAAAGCTATGTCTTGAACACGGTTGCGACTATGCAAGCGGCTTGGGATAGAGGTGTGGCTAACACTCGCGGCGCAATTATCAATATCAAAAACACCATCGTGACTACGCTTAAAGAATTGCCCGGTCGTTTGCTGCAAGTCGGTAGAGATATCGTCAACGGTTTGATTAACGGCATTAAGCAAGGCGCAAGCGGTGTTGCTACAGCTATTGGCAGCATGGCATCAAGCGCGGTCGCTAAAGCCAAAAGTATACTTGATATTCGTTCGCCATCACGAGTCATGAAGAAAGTCGGTGAGCAAACCGCTGAAGGTATGGCTAACGGCATCAAGAAAGGCAAAAAAGCAGTAGTTACTGAAGCGCAGCGCATGGCCCAGCAAGCTATACAAGCCGTCGAAGATGGTATCAATAGCTTTAGAAAACGTGTTGCTTTGTTTGGAGATAATAGCGAGCTATCGTCACTACTATACGATATCAATAATGGCAAGTATAAAGGCGCTAGCGATGCTCGTATTAATGAGTATGTCAAACAAGCTACAGCGCTAAAACAGCTAGAGTCACAACTGAAAGCAACCAACGCTGTGCAAAAACGATTCGATGAATGGCAGGAGCAGCGCGATAAATTGCGCAGTAACGCAACCAAATTAATACGTGGGCGATTTGATCAGTTCGGTAAAGACAAAATATCCTCTGGCGACAACCTACAAAGCATGCTGTCAGGCTTAGAGTCTTCGACGCCGATGGGTAAAATACAAGCCGAGTACGATGCGCGCAACAAGATTATTGAACAGTACGAGCAGACTCATACTGATATGGTCGAAACTGCCAATAATGCGCGTATCGCTAGTGACCAAGCCTATATGGATGCTAAACGTGACTTAATGCTAACGCAAAATGAGGCGCTGTTTGGTGACTTAGCAGGGTTTGCTAAATCATTTGTTGGTGAGCAATCAGGTATCTACCGTGCGTTGTTTGCAGTGGAGAAAGGCTTTGCTATTGCACAGTCTGCAATGGCTATTCAGCAGTCTGTCGCCAAGGCAATGGCTGTCGGCTTCCCGCAAAATATACCGATTATTGGGCAAGCAGTTATGCAGGGCGCTGAGATTGTTAGTAATATTAAGTCAATCTCTATGCCAGTTGGTCAAGCGCATAACGGCATCGCAAGCGTACCACGCGAAGGCACATGGGTGCTTGATAAAAATGAGCGCGTAGTAAAGGCTGATGACAACAAAAAGTTAAGCCGCTTTTTGGATAATAGCGAAGGCAGCAAACCTAATGTCAACGTCAACGTAGCTGTCACAATGGATGGCAACTCATCTGTTGAATCAAACAGTGCATACGGCAAACAAGTCGGACAAGGAATAGCAGCGGTCGTCGTCAGCGAAGTCCGTAAGATGATGCGACCAAACGGAGAGATGGACCGTCAGTACGCAAAACGGTAATCAACCTATCTCAATCAACCAAAAGCCCACTACTCAGTGGGCTTTTTAGTGGGCAATCCTATGATAAAAACATTTCCTTGGCAGATGGATATGGGCGCTACTGCTGACAAACAGTATCGCGTGAACAAAACACAGTTTGGCGATGGCTATGCACAGCTGTCATCTACTGGCATTAACAACAAAACCAAAAACTGGTCAGGCACTAAGACTGGCGCACTTGATACCGTTATCAAACCCATCGAAGCGTTTATCGATGAGCACGCGGGCGTCAAGCCATTTTTGTGGACTGACCCACATGGCAACACCAAACAATACACCTGCGCTGGGGTATCGATACCGCAGCGCAAAGGCGACTATTGGCAAATCACGCTCAACTTTGAGCAGTTTATGAGTGTTTAGGAGATAACCATGGCAGTACAAATACCAGACCCAGGCACCGGCAACGGTCAAACGGGTGATAACGAGTATGTTTTTCGTAAGAAAGTAAAAGATAACTTTAGCGACCAAACTAATGCAGCGAGTCGCTTAGTAGGCCCAGAAAAGGGACAGATACCGCTATCTGATGATGTAGCGGCACTTTCGGTATCGTCCCCTCCTGCATACATATCAGTGCCACAAGCGCCAAATTATGATTTGAACACCATTGAACTCGGTCGCGTATGGATTGGCTCAGCAGCCGCAAACTTCCCCTCTCAGTTTGCCAACGCATACGTTGCAACACATAACTCTTATACTGCTGGCGCAAGAAGGCAGATTGCTTATGAATATACTGGGTCACGTATAGCGACAAGGTCTATTGTAGCAAATGGTAGTGTATGGACTCAGTGGTCGTATATTTACTCAACAACCAACACCACTAAAGATGCTAACGGTTTTATCAAAGCCGCAAGTCCTATCGTAAAAGTTTGCGCTGATAAAGTAGTGTTAAATGAAGAGGCAGAACAGCAAAACGTCACGTACAAAAAGAACGGAGTCGGCGACTATACAATCACAACGCAAAGCGGTCTATCTACCGACGGTTGGTATATTGAGCTACCAAAAGACATGAATGGCAATCCAAAAGTGGCAGTTACATTATCAGAAGTAGACGGCGTGATTAGCCTAAAGAGCTACAAGCGTATCTTTAGCATGGAAACCTTTACTTTTGAGCCTGACTTAGATAATCCGCTAGACATTCCTGACACCCGCTGGATTGATTTACGTCTAAATGAAATCCCAGTTGAGATGCCAGACGACACTCAAATGGAGGTCTAAATGCTCTCATCTGACCTACAAAAACTCAGCGTCACTGGGCTTGTCACGTTGTACGAGCTAGACGCCACCAAATTGGGTGCAGGTATCATGCGGTGGCATGGGCACATGTCGCATGAGGACTGGGAGTTTATCTATCGCTATACGGATAAATCACGCTATACCGACATGACCCGTCACACTGACCCAACCGGCACCAAAGACATTATTCGCCGCGATATTATCTGGCAAGGTCAAACTTACAGTCCAGTCGCCATTCAAACCGATGGTTTAGAGATTCGCGGTGATGGCAGCCCATCTACGCCCACATTGGTTATTGCTAATAATATTGATGGTATTAATGGCGCGGTCACTGCTATGTGTGCCTTTTATAGCGACTTTGTCGGTGCTGAGCTGCGCGTCATCCGCGTATTGGCCAAACATCTTGATGCGGCAAACTTTACCGTGGGCAATCCAGCTGCGGACAGCCAGCAATACACTGACCAGTATTGGACCATCAACCAAAAAACCCATGAATCACTAAGCGAGCAAGACAGCTCAGTGGCTTTTGAGTTATCAACGCCGCTCACCGCCCAGCGCAAGATGATCCCCAGTCGCACGATTACTAAGTATTGCGACTGGGCAGTCAAGGGAAAATATCGCGGTGAATCCTGCGGTTATACCGGTACGGCGATGTTTACAGAGGACGGCACACCAACAGACAACCCTGCACTAGATAAATGCGGCGGCTGCTTAAGCGATTGTAAGCTGCGTTTTGGTGAGTTTGAACCACTGCCATTTGGCGGCTTTCCATCCGCATCCATGCTTGGCCGCTAAGGGGTCGATATGTATATTTTAAAAGAAACGCAAGCAGCGATACTCAATCACGCGGCTGCTTGCTATCCGCGTGAGTCCTGCGGCGTCATTGTCAATCGCGCGTATATCGAGTGCGAAAACATTGCTGACAGTGACAATGAGTTTGTCATCAGTCCACGTGACATTGTCCGCGCTGAAAAGCTGGGCAAAATAGAGGCGATTGTCCATAGTCATCCTGATGGCAGTACCAAGCCCAGCACCTTTGATAAGCTGCAAATGCCACTCCATGAATTGCCCTGGGTTATTGTCAGTTATCCTGAAATTGACATCAAAGTCCATAAAGCCAAACCGTACACTGTCCCGCTGATTAACCGCGAATACATTCACGGTGTACTCGACTGTTATAGCATCGTGCGTGACTACTATGCGCGTGAGCTTAATATCACGCTTGATAACTTTGAGCGGTTAGATCGCTGGTGGGAGGATGCCGCCAACGCGGATTTATATGTCGAGAATTTTGCCTCACAAGGCTTTGTCCAAGTCGATAATTTGCAGCGTCATGATGTGATTCTGTGCCGCGTGCAACCGACCGCCCATGTCAATCATGCGCTTATCTATCTTGGTGATGATGGTCAATTGACTTCAGAGCAATCAGAGATAGTTATTGGCGATCACCTGGTCTTACATCATCCCTACCGCCGCCGCTCCCGCCGTGAGATTTACGGCAATATTTGGCAAGAGCGCAGCGCTATTATTGTGCGGCATCAATCATTTATGTGAGGTAATCATGCTAAGACGTATCGAGCTACACGGCATCTTAGCCGATAAATTTGGCAAATCCTTTGACTTTGATGTCGAATCGACACGCGAGGCATGCGAAGCACTGAGCTACCAAGTTGATGGCTTTCGACAATTTATGATGACCGCCCATGAAAGCGGTCTTTTTTTTGCCGTATTTTATGACGATAACGAGCAAAGCATTAGCGCTGATGAAGTGGAGATGAAAACGGGTGCAAAAGTCATCCGTATCGTACCGAAAATCACTGGTGCAGGCGGCGACGCGATGGGCTGGATTCAAGTCATCGCGGGTGTGGCATTAATTGGTTTTAGTGGCGGTAACCCTGCCATGATTGCTGCCGGTGCTGGGATGCTACTTGGCGGCGCAGCAACGCTACTTATGCCACGACCTACCATCACCCCGCAAGACCCAGACGGCAATAAACCCAGCTATGCCTTTGGTGGCGCGGTCACCACCGTCGCTGAAGGCAATCCCGTGCCGCTAGCGTATGGTCGCCGTCAGGTAGGTGGCGCTGTTATTAGCATGATGATCGTCAATGAGGATACCTAATGTCATTATCAGTAATCAAAGGCGCCAAAGCCGGCCAGGAAAAACCGCACCAGCCGTCTATTGCCAAAGACGATGTCGCCTCTATTAGTAAAGTTAAGATTTTATATGCGTTATCGGAAGGTGAAGTCAAAGGCTTGGTAAGCGGCGCGGCCAGTATCATGCTGGACGGCACGCCACTACTGGATGCTGACGGCAATCCAAACTTTGAAAACGTCGAATGGGAAATCCGCAACGGCACGGTTGATCAAACGCACATCGCAGGGCTGCCAAGCCTTAGTAGTGAGATTGGTATTGGTACGATACTTCGCAGCGGTACGCCATGGATTCGCACCATCACCAATACCCAGTTATCTAGCGCCAACGTCAATGTATCTTGGTCGCGACTGAGTGAAACCACCGATAAGTTTGACGTCATTGGCACCAAAGTCGACTATGCAATTGACGTGCAAACCGATGGCAACGGCTATGTAACGGTACTTGATACCAGCATCAAAGCCAAAACTTCGGGGCGCTATCAGCGCACGCACAATATCAAACTGCCAGAAGCGCAGCAAGGTTGGCAAGTTCGTGTGCGTAAAATCACCGCTGATGGTGACAATGAGCGCAAGTTTAATCAGATGCAGATTGATAGCATCGCTGAGATTATCGATGCAAAGCTACGTTATCCACATACTGCATTGCTGTATCTGTCGTTTGATGCGCGTGCGTTTAGCAATATCCCCAAGATGACGGTTGATATGTATGGCCGTTATCTTAAAGTGCCCGTCAATTATGACCCTGTTAGCCGTACCAGCGCGGGTATTTGGACGGGTGAGTTTAAAACAGACTATACCAACAACCCTGCGTGGGTGTATTACGATCTCATCACCAATGATCGCTATGGCCTTGGCGACCGCTTAAAACCGTTTATGATTAATAAATGGGCCATTGCTCATATCGCCCGTATCTGTGATGAGCCTGTCAGCGATGGCAAAGGCGGTACTGAGCCGCGCTTTACTTGTAACTTATACTTGCAGGTCGCCGAGCAAGCTTACCAAGTCTTGCAGCATATCGCCGCCATCTTTCGTGGTATGTCGTTTTGGGACGGCGCGCAAATCGTCCTTGACGCCGACACGCCGCGTGACGCTGATTATGTGATTACCCGTGCAAACGTCGTTGACGGCGCATTCGTCAAAAGCGGTACCGCCATTGATGACCGGCATACGCTTGCACAAGTAGCGTGGTCAAACCCTGATAACAACTATGAGACCGATTATGTGACCGTGCGCAACGAGCGTGCGATTGCAAAATATGGCATCAATCCGCTTGATATGCCTGTTGTTGGTTGTACCAGCGAGGGGCAAGCATACCGTGCAGGACTGGCAGCATTACTCTCTGAGCAAAACCGCACGCAAACCGTCAGCTTTGCCATGGGATTGGACGGCTCACTGCCAAGCGTTGGCAGCCGTATTGATATTGCCGATATGATGTTTACCGGTGCCAATAATGGCGGACGCATAACAGCGGTTAATGCCAATTACACCGTTATCACCGTGGACCGTGATGATATACCGGCAAAAGCTGGCGATAGATTAAGCGTCAACTTAGAGTCTGGTCGCGCCCAAACTCGCGAAATCTTAAGCGTATCAGGACGCAACATCACCGTAAAAGCAGCATTTGACCCCGTTGCTGCAGAAAACGTCTGGGCCGTTGATAGCGATGATCTGCCAACCATGCCGTTTATCGTCTTATCAATTACTGAAAATGAGGACCGCACTCAATACACGTATACCGCATTGCAGTATGATGCGGGCTTATATGCACAGATTGATAACGGCACCATCATTGAGCCACGCCCACCAGTGCCACCAATGAATCCGTATATCATTCAAGCACCTAATAGTGTCACCGTGTCATCGCGCAACCGTGTGGTACAAGCGCAAAACGTTACTACGTTCATTATCGTGTGGGACCAAGTTAAAGATGCGGTCGCATACGACGTTGAATGGCGCAAAGATGATGGCGACTGGATTAAGCT